TCGGCGACCCTCCGCCTCCGCCTGTTGACCTACACCAGTTCTCCGGCGCCTTGTCGCTGACTGGCGGCCGGAAGACGCAGTAACCGAGTTCGATCCGCGCACAGGAGTCCCAAACACAATGCGAACCTTTCTCACTGGCGATCAATTCGCGCAGAGGGCGAAGTCTGGCACGCTGCCGGATGACGTCGCGATCCGCGGCGGCTTCATTGCCGAAGTGAAGGCCGAGTCGGACTCTCGAGTCCTGACGTTTACGATCTCGACCTCGTCCGTTGACCGGCAGGGCGACGTCGTCTCGATCGACGGATGGGACTTGGAGAACTATCTCAAGAATCCTGTGGTTCTCTGGGCTCACGATTATTCGATGCCGCCGATCGGGCGCTCGCTGAAGGTCTGGAAGCACAGCGGAAAACTCAAGTCCTCGGTCGAATTCGCGCCCGCCGACAACCCGGCGATCGGCCCCTTCGCTGAGGGCGTGTACCAACTCTACAAAGGTGGCTTCCTCAATGCGACGTCGGTCGGATTCTTGCCCCGCAAATGGAACTGGGCTGAAGACGAGGGTCGAAAGTTTGGCATCGACTTCACCGAACAGGAATTGCTCGAGTATTCGGGCGTGCCCGTGCCCGCGAATCCCGAAGCGCTGATCGGCGCAAAGTCGGAAGGCATCGACACCGCGTTCCTGCGGTCATGGGCCGAATCCATCTTGAAGGACTCCGGCGAATATGCCGAGGTCAAGACACGCCTTGCGCAAGTCGAAACCGAGCTTGCTGCGGAGCGCGAGATTTCCGCGCGGAAGTCAGCAATTCTGACTCTGCGCAAACGGATGCAGTAAGTAGACCCCGCAACGCGGGATAGATCAACAAAGAGGAGAACCATTATGAATCCGATTGCTACCCTGCGACAGAAGCGGGGCGCTACGCAGGACCAGAAGGATCTGGCCCTTGCGAAGATGACGGACAACGTCGAGTGTAAGACGGCAGAGCAAAAGGCCGCATACGACGCGGCTGAAGCGGATGCTGGGAACCTGGACGCTCAAATCAAGCGCATCGACGCCCAAATCGCGCGGCTAGAGGAAGCCGAAGCGGCCAAGGCAGCATCCGCTCAACCGATCGGTCACGTGGACGTGAGCGCGGCGGGGTCAGACGACCCGAAGCGCGAAAAGGGCGACCGCTTCGCGCGTTTCGTCCGTGCGGTGGCCGTGGGCCGCGGCGACAATGTGAAGGCTGCTCAGTTCGCCGAGCAGGTGCTTCATGACGGGGAGGTCGCGAAAGCTCTCGGGACGAGCGATTTCGCGAGCGGCGCGGCGCTCGTGCCGACTAGCTTCAGTTCGGAATTCATCGAACTGTTGCGGCCCGCTTCGGTCGTGCGGCGCATGGGCGCCCGAACCCAGCCGATCCCGAACGGGAACGACACAATCCCGAAGATGACGGGTGGCGCGTCCGCCTACTACCTCGGCGACAATCAGCCGATCGCGAAAACCGAGCAGACTGTCGGGCAGATCACGATGTCCGAAAAGCATCTCGCCTGCCTCGTGCCGGTATCGAACAATCTGATCCGGGTCGCGAATGCTTCGGTAGATACGATGATCCGTCAGGATCTCGTGGCCGCCGTCGCTCAGAAAGAGGACGAAACCTTCCTCCGTTCTGACGGTACCGGCAGCCGTCCCCGCGGCCTGAAGTATTGGGTCGATCCGGCGAATATCCTTTCCGTCAATACGACGGTCAACCTTGCGAACGTCGGAAAAGACCTCGGCCGCCTCTGGCTGGCACTGCAAGAGGGCTACTGCCGGATGATCAACCCTGGCTGGCTGATGGCGCCGCGGACCTACAACTACCTGATGGAACTTCGCGACGGCAACGGCAACAAGGCGTATCCGGAAATGGACCGCGGCGTCCTGAAGGGCTACCCGATCGCGTTCACGACCCAGATCCCGACGAACCTCGCAGTTACCGATACCGCGGAGAGCGAGATCTACTTCCTCGACTTCGCCGACGTCGTGATCGGCGACAACGGCATCGAGGTGACCGCGCAAGACGGCGCCGTATACGAGGACGGCGGCACTGTCTATTCGGGCTTCTCGCGCAACCAGACGGTGATTCGCATCATCGCGCATCACGATATGGTCGTGCGGCACGCGAAGTCGCTGGCCATGTTCAAGGACGTGGACTGGCAATAAGCCCCTCGGCAAAGAGGAAAGGAGAACATACCGATGGACCTGAACAGCCTCATCAAAGTGCGGCGCGCTGCCGCAAATACCCCCGCTACGGCGGGCGGTACCGGAGACGCAACCGAAGTCGTCGGCGTCGCAATCCAGCGCTCCACGATCGGAATGCCGATGGGCGCCACCTTCGCGGTGCCGTTTACGGCCACCCTCGCGCAAACGAAGACGCTCTCGTTTGCGTACACCGTCGAGCATTCGACTGCCTCGGGCAGCGGATACGCAACGCTCGCGTCCAGCACGGGCGTAGTTGTGGCCACCGGCGCGACCGGCGGCTCGACGGAGACCGGGTGCTTGGAGATCGGCGTGGATCTGACGGGCGCGAACGACTTTGTTCGCATCCGGATCACGCCCGACCTGTCGGCGACGGGCACCGATACCGCGGCCTTCAACGCGGTCGCCGTGTTCGGCGGCTTCCAGGAGTTGCCGCAGTAGTAAACGACGGGCGGCGGGCCCAGTGGTTCGCCGCCCTTCCTCAACAGGAGATCCAAATGATCGTAAAACTCTTGCGAGCCCGCCCGCCGCTCAATCCCGGCGAGCGTGCCAATTTCGAAGACCACATCGCCAATGGCATGATTACGCGCGGTGATGCTGTGTGTGCCGAACCACAGGCCGAGCTCGAGCCCGAGACACCCGCTCCCGTTCAGCCCAAGCGCAAATGAGAACCGCCCTCATTACCCCGCCAGCCGAGGAGCCGGTCGCGCTGCAGGAATTCGCCGACCATGCGCGCATTGATATCGACCCCGAGCGGATCGACGATATGCGCGAAAAGCTCCTCGCTGGCCGGACGCACATCGAGAGCGAGGCGAAGCGCGTCCTCATCACCTCGACCTGGCGGGCGTACCTGGAGTGCTGGCCGCGGTGCCGATGCCTACCCCGCTGCCGCCTATGGCCGCACTGCTCGTACCTCGAACTCGACTGGGGCAACCTGCAATCCGTCGCCTCGGTCAAGTACCGGATCTCGACAGGCGAAGAGAAAGTCTGGTCGCCGTCGAAGTATCGGCTCTCGCGCGTATATGATCCGGCGACTGGCCCCAGCGACGCCGGCATTGGGAGGATCTATCCCGCCTATGGGGAGACTTGGCCCTCGGAAGCGCTGGATGTTGGCGAGCCAATCAGCATCGATTATGTTTGCGGCTGGAAGGATGCGGCCTCGGTGCCCGCGATGCTCAAAGCGGGCGTCGAACTGGCGGCGGCGCACTTCTGGCTACACCGGGAGGCCGTAACGTTGGGAAACACTGCTGTCGAATCGAAAGACCTGATTCGCGGCGTTGACTCTTGCATCGCCCGCTATGCGGATCTGAGGCATTGACGTGGACATTCTGAAGTTGCTCGAACTGATTCTGGAAATCCTGAAGTTGCTCGCGAAGTACCTATGATCGTGACCGCCAAAGACCACAGCGGCTGCTTACGCGTGTTGCTCAACGGCGCGGACATCAGCGGCGACTGCTTCGAGGCGGATGATGTAGCGGGAACGGCGCTCTGCTACCGCCGAGATTCCAACGGCCAATATCTCGTGATCGGCGATGAGGTCGCACGCGAAACCCGCTACGGCAAAGTAGAGATCGTCCCATGCTTCCCCGCGGCGAACTGACCGAGCGGCTCATCTTCGAGTGCGACGACACCAGTTTCGTCAAGGGCGTCGCGACGAAGACCCCGCGCCAGTACGCGCGCGCGTGGGCGAAGCAGCGGCCATTGCGGGGGTACGAGCGCCTCAGCAACGAACGGGTACAGTCGCCGGCTGCAGGCGTGTTCGAGATGGACCTCCGCAGTGACGTGAAGCCGCAGCATCGGGTGCTGTGGCGAGGCCTTCGGATGGAGATCGACGACGTCCAGCACGACCGGGCGGCCTGGACTACGACCACCTATTGCACGGTGCGAAATGGTTGACGAATCCCTCTACGACCGCATCACCGGTCAGGTGTCGGACCTCGCGCTCTACGCGATCGAGTTGCCGCCGGACATCACCATCTGCGAGCCGGTAGCGACCATTCAGCGCGTCAGCAACCCGCCCGAGGGCGCTATCGACGGCACGGTCATCCGGCATGTTGCCCGGTACCAGATTTCCATCTTCGGCCAGGACCTGACGGCAGTTCGCGCCGCGCGCGAGGCCGTAAAGAACGCGACGCGCGGCTACAAGGGTGGCGGCATCAAGGGCATCTCGATCGACAACGACTTCGAGCTCGAGCCCGATTCCGGCATTCATCACGTAATTATCGACCTACTCGTATCTCACTAACTCAGTTGTGGCCACCTAGATCCGGCCGGTCGAAAA